TTCATATTAAGCTCTTTTAAGTTTCTCTTATAGAAACCATTGCAGGACTCAGTGAGAGTTTTACAAGTCAAATTATCAATCACTAAGGAATACAATCTATGCAAATAGAGAAGATATCGCAAGCTCAACTCCAGAGTATCCTTGACGAAGAGAAAGTTGGAGTCGCATCCGCATTTTTAGAAAAACTACGCTTAGGTTCGATGCCTACACCTAGATCGCCTCTATTCGGAGATTTATCTTCCGATGAAGTATTTAGCAGATGGCTACAAGTGCTTAACCGTGAAGAATCGAAGTATCCTGAGTTAGTAGAGTACGATAAATCTCGACTGGAGAAAGTAGGACCACAAGGAGGCTATCCGCCCTTTACGGATCGATTTGCAGATTTTGAAGGATATTACACTTCTGCAGTCGATAAGCTTCTTCTAGACCCAGAAACTGAGGATTACTTGGTTGATAGTGTCCGAAAATTATTATTTGGTTCGGCGCGAAATAAGCGACCGTTATCTTACGAAAAAGTATTAGAAAGAGACACATTAGAAGACAAACTCAATACCAATTCCGGTTGTCCTTCTTTTGGACGTCGTAGTGATCCGTTTATTCAGAAACGCTCACTCACTGATGCTTACTCGGGTAAATGGGAAACTTACCCGGCACTAGTTGGCTCGAGAGGGCAACGAGGGAAAGACAGATTTTTCTTCCTCTTTCCAATGTCTACTAATATTGTAGAGAAATCGTTTCTGATCCCATTGATGGACGAGATTAGGAGTAGAAAAGTCTTGAGCTTTAGTGCTTGGGAGGGATTTGCACCTGTTGAGAAAGCAATGGACGTACAGCAATTCTTTAATGCAAGAACGTTAATCAGTACGGATTATAAAGCAATGGATAAACATTGTGGAGTAGCGTTCACGGCTTTCATCTATAAGGTGATTAGTCCGTTTTATCAGGAGTCATATCACTCACTTCTCCTGCGTTCTTTGCAACACGTAAATAAAATACCATTAATGATAGGAATTGATAAAGTGGTGTATGGCGAACACGGACTAGCCAGCGGTTCGGGATGGACCAACTTCACTGAGAGCGTCTACTCTCAGTGTGTTCGATTACTTTTAGCTCGAGACCTTGGGTTGGTGGCTAGAGGCGATCAAGGATTGGGCGACGATGGTGCGCTCTCCTTCGAACCGTACATAAAAGATGTTGCTGAACGTTTTGCTTACGTTTCACGTTTAATGGGACTATCCGCTAACCCAGATAAACAACGTGTTTCTAGCAATACTATAATATACCTGCAAAGATTCTTCATATCTAACATCTTTGTGAAGAACTCGACTGTCGTGGCAGGTTGTTATCCCAGTATTTTAGCTTTAAATTCTGCGATGAACCCGGAAAGGTTCCACGACCCACGTAAATGGAATGAGAAAATGGAAATCATTCGATGGATAATGATTCTTGAGAATTGTGTTAACTTGCCGTACTTTCACGATCTTATTGAATTCTTTGTTGAAGGTGATAAGTTTAAGCTTGGCTTAACTATCCCAGGATTCTTCAAGAGAGGTATTGTCAGTACCTTTGAAGAAGCTAAATCTATAACAGGCTTTGTACCTAGCTATAATCAAGTGAATATGGATAGGGGAATATTGGAATTTGAAGTTGTCAAATATCTAAGAGCTCGCGGTAGCTAGCGCATAGG